CTCCCACGGAGGAGGTTGGGAAGAAACTTCATTTTTTATTAGTTTTGAATTACTTTTTTATTACAACCGCCATAGTACTAACAGTCGTTCCACTTTCCTTGAATTCACCGGCTTCAATTTCAAAAACATCTCCATGAACTTTTTCCAACCATTCCCGGAACTCAACACATTTCTTTTCAGACGCGAATTTCCAATGCTGACTAGTTATAGCTGCAAGAATTCCACCCTCTTCCAAGCGTTCATACATAAGTCTTACATGGTCTATGTCTTGATTGCCGGAGAATGGAGGATTAGCAATAATCTTAGTGTAATGCCCTACACTGTCTTTCGTAAAATCTTCATCAAGCAATATTACATTATCAAGTGTATGAAGAAACTCTCTGTTTTCCGGCATCAGTTCATAACATTCAACTGTCACTGACGGACACGACCGATGAATCGCTTTTACCAGAGCACCACGTCCGGCACTTGGCTCCAACACTGTATCAGCCTCATTTATTCCACCGGCAAGCATTACTAACCAGTCTGCAATATCAGCAGGCGTTTCAAAGAATTGGAAGTCTTTTTGCAAATCGCACCGCTTACCTTCTTTCAAGATGGAGAACACACGTTCTGGATTAAAAGGAAATGTGAACCCCTGTATTTTACCTCCCTGCCATGATCCACCAGCTTCTTCTATCCATTTCTTTGCTTCAGCATAGGATTTCTTATTAAATTGCACAGCAGGAAGTTTAAGGACGTTGTTTTCGAGGGTACAATGCTTCAGTATTTCTTCCACATTCCATTTCTTACCTTCATCAGCCTGTTTTTTCTTTTCATCAACCGGAGCGTCTGGCGCTAACAGTGAAGATATTTTTGCAATAACCATATTACTCGCATCCATGAAAGTATTAACACAGGAAAGCGCTTCCATAAGAAATTCGGTATCAACATATCCGGCAGCGTCATAAATATCTATGCCTTCAGTCATATTTGCCAATTCATTGAGCTGGGCTACACTACCACGTAACGTTTTTATTAAAGTCTCTTTGTTGTTCATCATAACTTTTCTGTAAATAAATTCTTGTTGTATCTACACTACCATGACCAAGAAGGTCTGCTAATTGAATTACATCTTTGGTTTTCTTCAGGAACATTTTAGCAAAGAAGTGCCGGAAGGCGTGAGCGTGCATTTTTTTCGAATCGATACCACAATGTTTACCCCATACTTTCAGATGCTGTGAAAGACCTCTTTGAGTCAACGGCCCGAATCTCCCGACAGCAAGAGTACCGGACTTGCCTGTCTCCTTTATATAGTCCTTCACTTCCCTCTGCAATTGCTTCTGGAAAAAGAAACGCCGATACTTGTTCCCTTTCCCTTTCAAAACAACTTCGCCGATCGCTATATCCTCCCACGTGAATTGCTGAAACTCCGAGAGCCGAGCTCCTGTAGTACCCAATACCTTAATGAAGAAATAGTAATCCTTGTTGAGTTTAGTTTTCAGATACTCCAGTAACCTATTATATTCCTCTTCTGTCGGCACATTGTTTACATCCAACTTGCGTTTCATTTTAGGTCGTTTCAGTTCAATAGGTTTCTTCACCCATTTGGAGAACTTCTCAATGGCTGTAATACGTAATCGAATAGTGGCCGGAGAGAGTTTTTCCTCTTCAAGGCTTTTGATAAATCGCCTGCAATTGTCCATATTCAGTTCATTAGCGTATTCGAAGTACTGCTTAAGAGAAGTGTGATAGATATCAACTGTATGTAATGAATAATCATTGTTATCAGTCAACCATATTATAAAATCATTAAGCTGTTTCTTATTTTTCTCTGAAATAACCTCAAGTTTTTCCAAAGGCTTTACAGTCCTTTCTCGTCGGCCATATCCGATTTTAAGATAAGACAATAAATCACAAACAGCCTCACACACAAACGAATGGCGTACCATAGTATCAGCATGCTTATGTTTGTATTTCAAATAACCGCGACGATTGATTTCTTCGGAATTTTCAATAAAATCAGTCACATATTTGATGTATTTCCCGATGCAGTCATAACTCCTACCTGTTGTATACAAGTATGATATATAATCGATTAATATCCGTTTTCGTTGATCATCCATTTTCATTTAATATTAAATCACACCAAGTATTATCATTTTCAAAGAACCACTTAAAACCACTAGCCGTATGTTTTCCGGGCTTTTTATTGCAGATATAACTAATCAAAGACGGGCTGATCCCTGTTGCTCTGCTCGCATCCTGAATAGAAGGAAAAACACCAAACAACTGACGATTCTTTATTGCTACTACACTCTTCCGATTCATGCCAGCACCAGTCTTATGCCATGCTCCACGACCTTTTATTAAATTATTTACACTCCTACGCTTGGCCTTTTTCGAATGGTATTTCATTGATTTTCCTTTATTATGAGGAACGGCACCTTTTAAAAATCTGCCGTTTACCAAATTCCTCGTAGGGCGTTCTATGGGTATATATAATTCACTCATATTTTGGTTTGGTTAGAATTACAGCTTAACGATATCAACAATTGAAATATGTCTCCTATATCCACTTTTATTGTCATATAAAAACATGTCTATCTGTTTCTGTAGCTCTTCTGCATTTTCGGCATCATATAGCTTTATTTCTTTAGTCCATCCAGTAAATGGCGAATTCCCTCCTGAAGGACTATCTTGTTTATAAGAGAAAATAACTTTATACATCTGTTTCATATCTTCCGTTTATTGACATTAATAATTTCTTGCCGTATAACTCCAGATTCCCATATTGAATCTGAATTTGATAGTTTCTATTATTCCCATCTTCTGAGGCTTCCAGTTGTGTAAAGCCTTTAAATCACCTACTTCCGGATCAGGGGGAAATACATAAAGATGCAACCCCACAATAAACCATTTTATCTTACCCATATATACTTTATACATTTTGTATCTTACATTAAACTTTTCAAATCCACCGGTTGCTTGTCTTTGTTGTACAGCCTTACTTTCAGCCTTTCCACCAGCACGAACACCAATGAGGCCGCATCCGGATTGTCCACCCGGACACGCACGCCGGTTAAGTTCTCCGCCTTTGCCCGCTGGATGATCAGCGGGCATGGCTTGTTGTAATACTCCCAATAGTAGATGAGTTGTCCGAGCAACTGGTCTTCTATCTAGATAATCAGGTCTATCGGCTCACGGTACAGCATGGCGCCGGTTGTATTCGTCCTCCATTTCCCGTATCATCTCCATGCAGGCGGGCCATCCGGGAAATCCCCCGATATCCTTATCGTCGATATAGACG